TTCATGCATTAGTGTTGTACTTGTCTGTCCCCATACGCAAGAGTAGGTTGGTGGCGACACACTGCCAACCTACTTTTTAAATTTAAATGGAAAGCAAAATGGATAAAAATCAAATTTTGAAAATGATTGATGATCACAAAAATAAACTCATTAATCCTGTTGAACTGCTAGGTTGGACTTGGCTTAGATTTATGATTTACAATATGACCAATGAAGAATGGGAAAATTTAGTCGAAAGAACAGCTAGAGAAATGAGTTAAATCAAAATGAAATTAGTAATATCAAAAGACGGTGTTAAAAGAGAAATTCAAACACCTTTTGCAATCTGCTGTGACATGAATGATCTCGATCATCTTATTCGAGCAATTATAGCCGCGAGAGCAGGAATGGTTGCAAATGGTGGCTCATATGGATGGCTGCGCATAGATACTAATCATCCTAGTGACTGCGCGGCTAACTCAAAACCATTGGAATGGACCGAGTAATTTAAATGTCTGAAATTATCATTCCTCTTGATCTACAAGAAGTTTTGCAAGAGCGAGGCTATACACCTGACCGAGACGGTGTATTGATGTTTTGGCAACAGACCAAAGCAGACCTTGAAAAAGCTAAAGCTCTTGAAATGGACGTAAGAAAGATTGCGGTCAAACTTACAGTTGAGCAGCCGAAAGAAGGCATGAACAATGTAGAGCTTGGTAATGGTTATGTTGCCAAAGCTCAGATTAAATACAATTATAAGCTTGCTCAAAATGATACTATTGAGGATTGCCTAGCTCGCATTGCCAAGATTGGTAATGAGGGATCATTTATTGCTGATAGGCTTGTTAGCTGGACACCCAATTTTCTCATCACAGAATATCGAACACTCCAAGAAAATGCTGAAAAAGGTGACAGATCAGCTATTGAAATTTTAAAGGTCATACCTAATATGCTAACAATTACCGAGGCGGCGCCAACATTGGAAATCAAAGAGCCGAGTAAAAAGAAATGACAAATGAATGGCGACAGTTAAAGCAATGGCTTGAAGATGCTATTAAAGAATGGCATGATGCTAATTTAAATAGACTTCTAAATTATAATTCTATTGAAAATGGTGTTCTTACAGGTTATGCGACTACACTTCACATACTTAAATTATTAGAAACAAATTATCAGATGCAATCTCTAAAAGACGCTGGATATTTTTAAATGAACCTCGCTGATCTTCGACCAGCTTCAGAATTTGCTAGAGCTTATGGCTGCAAGACTGTTTGCTATGGACCACCGGGTAGCGCCAAGACGCCTCTTGTGAACACGGCTCCTAAGCCCATCATGCTTGCTTGTGAACCGGGCTTGCTGTCTATGCGTGGCTCTAACGTGCCCACATACACAGCCTTTGACACCAAGCGCATTGATGAATTTTTTGACTGGCTGACTAGCTCTGCTGAAGTCAAAAACTTTGATACTGTCTGTGTCGATAGCATTTCTGAAATGGCTTCAATTTATTTGCTAGACGCTTTAAAGAAAAATTCTCACGGCATGAAGGCTTATGGCGTCATGGCTGAGAACGTAGAGAAGCAGCTACGCAGGCTTTATTTCCTACCTAACAAACACACCTACCTTATCGCTAAGCAAGAGATTATCACCGAGACGAATTACAAGCGTCCTTACATGCCGGGTAAATATCTGCCTGTCTCTCTGCCGCATATGTTCGATTTCATCTTGCACCTTGGCGTTCAAAACGTACCCGGCATGGGACAAGTTAAAGCTTTTAGATGTGTTGAAAGTTTTGACGTGATGGCAAGAAACAGAACAGGAAATTTAAATGAATTTGAGCCACCACACTTGGAGCAGCTTTTTACAAAGGCTATGAGTTAAAATGGATAAGCGTGGAGACGGAAAATTTAAATGGATTTGTGATAAATGCTCATCTTCGATTGAGATTAGTTATATTGACGTATTTAATAACGCTGGATACTTTGCAAAATGGGCGCAAGAGAGAGGTTGGAGTTGGCGTAAGAAACGCATGAGTTTTCGGCAAAATTCTTTTTCATCTTTTCCTGCTAGAAATGAACATTTTTGCCCTAAGCACGCTCATATTGTCGATAGCTTAAAAACAAACATTGGTGTTTGAAAAAGAAAGTTTTAAAATGCAAATATGGGAATACACTTCTGTAATTTTAAATCCTCAACAAAGCTGGTACGATGTTTTAACAAACATGGGTCAGCAAGGTTGGGAGGCTTGGCACATGGAAATTCCTTGGGGCGGACCACGAGAAATTTTCTTTAAAAAGAAAGCCTCTTGACTAAATACTTTCTATTTATTACTTAAACTTTCCCTGAATAAGAAAGGTATAAAAAATGGACCCTACTGAAATACGTTTTAATGCTTTGGGAATGGCTCACCATGAATATATGGAAGCATTTATTACTAAAGATGAAGTTATCGGGCGAGCTAATCTATACACTCAATTTATCAATGGTGATCATGAAGCTAAAGTAAATAAAATGGTTTTTGAAACCACAAAGCGAGATTAAAAGGAAAGGAAAACAAATGGCTAAGAAGTCTAAAAAGAAAGTAAAGAAGTCTACTGGAATTTCAACAATGACATTCCAGTTACCTAAGTCTCTCCATGCTCGCATTAAAGCCCGTCGCGCTAAGACTGGTGAACCAATGCGAGATTTCATCAACAATGCTCTTGAAAAAGCATTGAAGCGAGCAGCGTAATCATGCTTGAAAAAATATGCATTTGGATTGCATGGCGATTGCCAAAACAAATTGTTTATTGGTGCGCTATTCGTGTTGGAGCAAATGCAACTCAGGGAAAATATTCTAATCAAGTAGTCCCTGATTTAGCAATGATGGACGCTTTGAAGCGTTGGAATTAAAACAGAAAAGGAAATTAAAGAATGAATGAATTTTCTCCAACAGGTAGCTTTGATGCTAATACAGTAGCGCCAGAACAAGGCGGTACTAAGCATCCGGTAGGTTTGTTTCCATTCCAGATTAGCAATACTGCTGTTGTCATGTCTAAAGATGAAAAGAGCACCATGTTTAAGGTGACTTTTGACACACCAGCAGGTTCAATTGATAAGCATTATAATCTGAAGCATGAAAATCCACAGACTGTAGAAATTGCACAAAAGCAACTATCTGCACTCTGCCATGCTACAGGTGTCTTTAAATTGAATTGGGCTAATCAGGGTCGTGAGCTTGTCGGTGCGCGTGGTTCTCTCAATGTCGATTGGCAAAAGAACCAAGAGCCGGGTAGTGAAAAAGGCGGTCCTACTGGTGGCTATGTTGAAGTAAAGAAGGTCATGGATATTGCAGGCAATGAGCCGGGTAAAGCTCCTGCTGCACAAGCACAGCCTCAGACCTTTGCACCACAACAACAGCCACAGCAGACCGCACCGATGCAGCAACAGCCTGCTGGTGGATGGAATGCGCCTCAGACAGCGGCACAGCCTCAGCAGGCGCAACAGCCTGTCCAGCAGGGTAATGCGACAGGTCCAGCATGGGGCGCACCACAAGGTCAAGCAGCACCGCCGCCACCTTGGGGTCAGAAATAAGAAAAGAAATAAATTAAAATCAAACTTAGATAGGGGTAAATCCCCTATCTTTTTAATTAGAGAAACAAATGAAAAACCTAGAACAATTCTTTAAAGACCATAAAGAAAGCTTTTTGAGGATTACTTACAGTGAGACAGGATTTACATTCTTCACTGATGATCCTAAAAAGTTTCGAGTAGTTCTAATGGGATCAGGTAAAATACATTGCGGTGCTATCGCTCCAACACTTAAAGATGCTTTAGACAGTCTTGAATATGAAATTGAAATTAAGCAGCGAAACGCAAATGATAAATCTTGAAAACAAAGACGACAGAGAAAAGCTAGAGAAAATTACTTCAGGTATTTATTCAATAACTAACATTGCTAATAATAAAATTTATATTGGCAGTGCTGTAAATTTAACACGACGATGGAAACATCACATTAAAGATTTAAAAAATAAAACACATAGAAATATTTTATTACAAAGAACATATGATAAATATGGTATAGAAATTTTCGAATTTAAAGTAATTGAGCGAGTTCAAGACAAATCTAAATTACTTGAGCGCGAAGGATATTGGATGGATAAATTAGAATGTCATGATAGAGATAAGGGGTATAATCTGTTAAAAACTCCTACTAGTCAATTTGGTATTAAAAGAAGTGAAGAAGCTAAATTAAATATGAAAGGTATTAATAAAGGTTTTAAACATACTTCAGAAACTAAAGCTAAAATGGCGGCAGCTAAATTAGGAACTAAACAATCTGATGAACATAAAAGAAAAAGATCGGAAGCTTTAAAAGGTCGCGTTCATTCTAAAGAAGCCTTGGCTAAACAAAGTCTTGCTAAAAGAGGTAAAAAGAAATCTCAAGAATTTAGAGAAATGAGGCGTAAAATACAAACAGGTAAAAGGCACTCTGCTGAGACGCGAGCTAAAATGAGTGAAACTAGAAAAAGAAAGTACGCTGAAAAATGTATAATCTTAACAGCGCCGATGATCGTCTTAAATTAGAAGAACGCATAGAGCTAGAAATTGATGAATTTTGCGTCAAGCTCTATGATGATGGCGAACATAGAAATCATCTAGGAGCATCCATTATTG